GTACAACTGTTTCGTTCTGTGCAGTCGTTTTCTGATTGTAGTAAATTGTGTTAAGTTCTTCTAACTTCTCCTCGTCTACTTCACTTTCGCAAGTAGGACACTGCCCTTCAAGTTCCGAGAGTTTATCCAAATGCGCTTGAGCTTCAGCCATCTTGGAACCGAAGGTTCCTTGTTGCTGCAGCATAGCAGTCAAGGATATCTCCTCTCCCACAGCCTGTAAACGACCAGAAGCTTCTAGCTCATCTAGCTGTTCTCTTACAAAGTTGTTATCTATAATTTTTTTGTTATTTTCCGAAATCTTTTCAAAGTCGTGTCGTAAATGCCTTAGAGTGGTCTCGTCTGTTTCTGATGGTTTTGGTAAATTTAATATTGGGAATATCTCTGTAGTCTCCAATTTATTTTCTTCTAACCATTTTATTATAACATCAGACTTACTGTTAAGGGCGTTAACCTCTATTGAAATCTCTCTAGCTGCTTCCTTGAATATATCAAAGAACTCTACGTATTCTTCTAGCTTTAACAAATCAATTAGAAACTTTTTTCTGTTGGTATCTGTTGCAGTTAGAAACTGTAATGATGCGTTTGTATTCTGATATACTAACTGCGTGAAGGTCTTAAAGTCAAGCCCAAGTAATTCTTGAACTGTCTTGTAGGTGTTCGTTGCAGTATGAGAAGAAATATCCTCCCCATTCTTATATAGCTTACATTTTATAGATGCCTTACGAGATACATCAATCTCATAGTCATCTTCATCTACCTGAAATAGTAGATTAATAGAATAGCCATCGTTGACAAATCTATTCTGTATCTCTTGTTTCTTTATCCCTTTACTATTCTTATTGAATAGGACTTCCTCGATAATAAGCGGAATGGAAGACTTTCCCATTCCGTTTGTTCCAACAAGTTGGGTGAGGTTACTGTCATTAAGGTCAAGAGTATTATTTTGCCCATAGCTGAAACAATTATCCCAGCGTAGCGTTTTTAGAATAATCATTAAACACTCCCATTATTGATTTAATTTTAGTATCATTTAAGTTCAGTATAGCACTTAGGTACTCTACTAATTCTTCTTCCATTGACAAGTCTTTGAGGTTAAGTGTAGCTTCACTACTTCGTTTTACTACTTTCTTATCCAGTAAGTCAGAGTTCTTTATATTAGCCAAGTCAGCTACATCACCTTCTATCTCATAGATAGTATGGTGAAAGTCTGTTGCAATCATTTCAACTTCACTACTTACTGTTCTTCTTAGTAGTTGAGGCAGGTCAAACTGCTCCCAATGCCAAGAGTTATCTTCTTCATCAATTAGAAGATAGCCCGTCTTAACTACATCTCTATGAAAAGATGTAGTCATAGGACTACCTGGATAAACAATGTTTCTCTGCGTATTTGAGTGACTATGTAGGTCACCTGCGTATACTACAGGAAAGTCATTGAATCTTTCCAAGTCTACCTCTGGCGTAACATGAGGTGGAATTTCTCCCCTTACATGTGTATACAAAGGTTTGTTGGTATCGCATATTTCTATCATACCTTTTCTATGCAAGTCTGCATAAGGTAATATAGTACCCCATGGATACTCTTTCCATGTGTCTACAATCTCAACTAAAGGATTTACATCAGTTGTAGCTCTCTTTAGATTGCTAAAGAATGTTGTATTCTTTTTAGTAGCTTCGTGATTACCATCATAAATGATAGTAGGGATAGTTACTTCTCTGACAAAGTCAAAGTATAGTGTAAGCTCATCCATTGAAGGTACTCGGTCAAATAAATCACCACCTATAATGTGCATAGTAATATCTTCGTTATCTTCTAGCTTATGAATAGCTTCAAAAAATAACTTATATCTACTACATGCCCATGCCATAGGTACGTTCTTCTGACCTAGCTTTAAGTGCCAGTCTGCTGTAAATAATATCATGCTACGAAGTCGTCCCCTGGCTGCCATGAGCAACCTGTAAGTCCACCAGCCTGTAAGGCATTAAGTGTTCTTAAGATTTCTTCTGCATTTCTACCTGTGTCAAGCGCGTTGACTGAGTAGTGTTGAATTATGTGGTCTGGGTCTATTATAAAAGTAGCTCTGTAAGGAACTCCTTCTTCATAGTTATACACACCTAATTCTTGAGCAAGCATACCACCAGCATCAGCACACAAAGGGTGTTGAATGTTTTTGATACTATCATTGCTATCTTTCCAAGCCAGTTTACAAAATTCATTATCAGGGCTAAAGCCTAGAACATCAGCATCGCCCAGCAGTCTATCCATATCGGATATCTCTGTTGGGCAAATAAATGTAAAGTCTTTAGGATAAAAATAAACAACTGTCCACATCTTTTCTTGCAATACTTCAATGTCAATAATTGTATTATCAGCATCTACAGCTTTTGCATAAAATTCTGGAAAGTATGAGCCTATTGTATATTTCATAATCCCCCCTAACTAATTTTGAATTCGTTATCAACATCTGAAGGAGCGCCTGCTTCTTCTGATGGTTGGGTTACTCTCTGTAGTAGCTCTAATTGAGCATCTGCAGTTGGTCTTGCAAGAACATCGTCCATAGAACGCAGCTCAGCACATGCGGCTGTTTCTGACTCTGTTAACGGTCTTGGTTTGCACTTAAGTGCTTGTAGTCTGTACTCGACATTAAATGCCATTGGTCCAGTCTTAACTCTTTGGAAACAAACATCCCACCCAGTTTCAGGGTCAGTTGGATCGCCTAAGTCTTCTGCGGCTACCATGATTTGTTCCATTAGTTTTTTCTTTAGATTGACAACTTTAACCTTGCCATCCTGTGGGTCTATAGCTTGAATAGCGTATGCCCATCCACATTTTAAATCAGGGAAGAACTCTCTTACGAAATCTTTTTCCTTGTTATTAAACGTTTCTGTGTTACGGTCGAAAGCTAAACATTCCATAGGAATATTTTTGCCGTTCTCACCTTTGATCCAGTAAACATATCTTGGTAATATGTCTCCTACTAGTCTGAAGATATTATCTCCTTCTTTGTAAGTGTACTGATCTATTGAGGATTTTTTTGCACTCCCCTGTGCTTCTCCAAATTTTAATGCCATTTGTTTCTCCATTTAGCGTTATCTTCAAAGAGAAAGTGTACTAGACCATTCTCAATCCGAAGCATTCTGTTGCGATTTACTATCGTTGTCGTGACAGGTAGATGTATCAACTCTAGTGTTGTCTGTCCTGTCTGTTTATAATTAAAATAATTTCGGTAAGAAGCGATTGCGATATATTCCGCGGCTTCTTTATTGCTATAATTCTTCCTCTCTGCTAGTAGTTGTCTAGGATTTAGCAAGAAGCTATCTCCTACAAAACTCTTACCGAAGTATTTATAAGTCTTGTCTTTCCTACTGGCAGGGATTCTTTTGTAAGTCAATAAATGGACTATAGTGAGAATTGAATTGGAATCTCCATTGGTCTCACTATTTATCTTTTCCCAATTATATTTTATCATATATTATAACAATTTTTGAAACCCATGTCAAGTAGTATTTTTCGGAGGTCCTTACAGGGTTGATATTTCATAACCCTCTTTCATGTAGTAGCCTAGTCGTAGACCAGCCTGTCTCTTTGCGGTTTTTCCGATTAAATTAATATCTACTACTATGGGTTGCTGTTTACCTTCATAGTCTCTAATTATTCTTCCAATAAGCTGTGTAAGTAACGGCTCATTGTTTACTGGTGTTGCGAGTATCAAACAGCTTAGAATATTTAAAGAAATACCCTCAGAGAATATAGACTGTGTTCCATACAGAACGTCTTTATCCTCAAAAATCTGTGCTATTATATCTGCTCTATCTTCGTGATGGACTTTGCCCGTCACACAAACTGCGTTGCTACCAGTGAGCTCCGCGCAGTTCCTGAGGAAGTCTACTCTATCAGATACCACTAACACTTTGTGACCTTTGGCTGCGTACGATGCCGCCGCCATAGCCACAGAATGTTGGTACTCTGGGTTGTATGCTAACTCATTAATTCTGTTTGCCCAAGGTATACCATTTCCATCCATAAAGCGTATATCTATTGGTAAGATATGCACTTTAGGCATCATAAAGTTTTCCTTAGGTGGTTTCATTACATTGTTTCCAAAGTAGTCACGGAAGACAACGTGTCGTCCGTCCTTACGTTGTAGCGTGCCTGTGAGTCCAATCTTATGTCTAGCACAATTCTTATCTACTATTCTAGAAAATGTCTTACTACTAACATGATGCATTTCGTCAAGTATGAGAGTGCCGAACTCCTGTCTTATTAGGGGAATCTTTCTATAAAGACTCTGTATATTCCCAATAACGATTGGACTATCTAATTCAAATTTACCACTACCTATAATTCCAGGCGTGATTCCAAAAACTTTCTTTACTTCATCTTCCCACTGCTTTCTTAAAGCTAAAGTATGGGTTATCACTAGGGTTTTCTGTCCTAGCTTCGCAGCTATGGCAAGACCTGTAAATGTCTTACCCCAACTCACCCAAGCGTTAATTATGCCGCCATCTCCAATCTCGTCATAGACTGATTGTTGACTTGGTCTTAATGTCAAATTAAACTTGGGGA